TCGATGGCTTTGAACCAACGAGCCACCAAACCCTTCAGTCCATCGCCATCTTTTTTACCCGTCTGCCAATCAGAGGCAACAACCACCAAACTCGCACCCGTTACTTGAGGTTGAAGGTTGCGTCCTTTATGTTTCTTGACTTCCTTAATCATCTCGTCAATATCGTGTTTTTCCGCAATCTTGCGAACAACCCTGCCCTTCCATTGACGATTTAGGGTGCCAGTTGTATCTCCCCACACATTGAAGAGGACGGGTTCGACAACTGCGAAAGCATCAGGGTCTAATCCCCACACCCGAAGAACCCCACTCCAATCGGGGGCGTTATCTCCCATCATGGGAGCGGTAGTGACTTGTCCTTCATTGCCATCCCAGGTGACTCCGGGAGTCCATTCCGCTTGACGCTTTCGAGATTCGACCATTGGAACTGGATTGTCTGCGGTAGATAATAAATTATCTAGGGCATCATCAAGATTCACGATAACATCTACATCCCGATTGACCGTTCATTGCTTTGCGGTGACGAATGATGGTGTCTTTGCTGGTAATAAATCCCACCGAATGTAACATATCCGCAATTTTTGCGGCGCGAATACGGTCATTCTTCAAAACAATTTCAAACTTAATTTGAAGTTCAGGACTGAGTGCATGGGTAATTTTGCCTATTGGACATTTTTTATTTGTAAGGTCATTTTCAAGTTCCGATAGTTTCTGGGCGAACTCATCCAGATTTATTTTTAGATTTACACCTCGGACATCGGATGCTCCAGGGGCGCGTAGCGTACTCAAAGAGGAGCCTGTCGCATTTCCAACATCTTTGGAACTCATCCGTTGATGCTTTCCTGCCATAAGGGTCAGCCGCTCTCTCTTGGGAAGCCTTTGGCTCCGAGTTTATCTCCTCACTAGACATCGGAAGTTTACCGATACTAATGGTCGATACTTTCCATCGACACCAAGCGGGTTGACCCCGCCCATGGGTTCGATTCTCATAATATGAACTGAACTGATTGTAGATTCAAGTATCGACGCAAGCGTGTTGCGGATATTTTCTGCTTTGTCTCTTGCGGTGGGATAATCCTCGCGCTCGGCTCGACACATGACTTGTATAAGCGGATAATCGAAAACAATGCCACCAGTACCCATGGTAAACGCACTCGGGCTGCCAGCCGATTCAAAGACTGCTACGCAAGCATTTGGTGATTCAGGAAGAGTACCGAGGAAAAGCGTGGTGCCAAGGGTGCCTTCTGAAGTATGCGCGCCGAACGCTCCCGCTGCGTTTTGTAGGTAATCTCCCACTGATTCCAATATGGTCGCCAAAGTTATCTCCCTAAGTTAATGATGTCGATAATTCTACGCGCTAGGTTTCGACTAATTTCTGGGAGGCGTTCCATTAAGGGTTGCTCAAGGTATTTGGCTTGAGTCGGTGGCGCATGGTAGTTGTCTTGAATCTCATGGACAAAAAGAGCGTATGGCGCTGCCGGGCCACCATAGAAGATGTCGACTGCTACCTCTTCATCACTTACGCCCGAAGTCGCGGCAGAAACCCCACCGGAGCCACGAAGTACGCCCGTATCAACGGGGACGAGTATTTGTGATTTATTGAAGATAATTGTTGCCTCTTCGTAAAGAGCCTGAGCAATGGCGTGACCCGCTCGGTCACCTGCGCGCTCCAGGGTGCGCTCCAACTCGTCGGCACCTTCTAACTCGAAGCGGTAGGTTGCCATTTATCGACCAAACTTGATGACGGTGTGATGCGCCCCATTTTCATCTGCGATATTGTCCACGGCATTGATAATAAAGGTGTCTGCCCCTACAACCATTCGGTGACTAACGGTTATGCCCGTTTGAGGCCCGTAAGTAATAAATCGTCCCAAGTCGGTGACTTCAATTCCCTGAGCGTCGCGTGTTTTGACGGTATCGTAAATCAATCGTCCCGTAGCCGTGGTCACGCTACCCGCAAAGGTGGGTTTGTTGTATTTATCCACCGCGCTTTTTGCCGTAAAAGTCACGGTGTCGGTCATCAAATCTTCGACTTTTGTGTAGATAGCGTCAGCCATTGCTACACCTACTCAACTATGCGTTTGTCGTAGACATTGTTGGGGTTATCGTGAATCCCGGCGTAGAAGTCGGTGTTGTAATCATCAACAATGCGGTCATTTGTGGACTTGAGTGCTTGAGCGTTTGCGTATGGGGTTGGCGGAGTTTTTCGCATACGACGCATCAACAAGGAATGGGCAAGGTCTTGATACTGCTTGGCCTTGGCAGAATAGGACTCCGATACTGAAATATCGCCCACACTCTTTGAAGTGCTATCGGCTAGTCTATTAAATCGGGCAATGAGCGTTTCACACGCTGCGCGAGCAACCTCGTAGACATTTTCCCACTCAGAAATCAAATAATTCAACTCTTCATCAGAGAAGAGCGCATCTGCGGCATCCGTGTCGTTGATGAGGAAGCGAACTGCGTTGCGAGTGGAGGTGCTAGGGTCACCCGAATAAGTAAATGGCATTACATTCCACCAAGCATGAAATTAACAACACGCACTTTATCTTCCGTGGCAGAGGCCGCTATGGTGGCATAGATGCTGGAAGCGCTCGCCGTGGTCAGAAAATCATCTAACTCGCTATCAACATCATCAGCAAGATTCTTGATGTCGGTATGAACTGCTGGATTATCACCCGCGGTTGGGTATCGTAGACCCTTCGGTGTTGTCCCTGGCATGATACTCCTTTGCGAAGGCTATCAGTATACCTTGTCCCATTTTCGCTAATCAGACTAGATTATCCACCGGTTTTTTAAGCGTTTATGTGTACAGCATTGAGCCTATCGGCTAGTTCAGTTGCTAAAGCGCTTTTGCCTGAACCTGGTTGACCAATTATTTGTATTATCACTATTCTCTCCAAAACTCCATGTTCGAGTATCTATTCAAAACATAGTTACTCAATTCTATTCCTTTTTTATGTTTTTGTTTTTTTAATATCGGTGCTATTTTATGTAAGTCTTTAGGAAATCCACCTTTTGTATCATCAACAAGTTCCTCTGGTTTTATATTATAGAAATTATGTTCGTAGTAATCCAGTTCTAAAAAATTATATATAGATTGTAAAGTTTGTTTTGGGTTGTTAATTAAATCATCGTATTCCACTAAATGAAAAAAAGGTTTTGTTTCTTTTTCTGTGGCTAATTTGATACCCAAAAGAGATTTTTCGATAGAACTATCGGCAAGCATAAGATAATCGCATCGCGCATCATTTTTTGTTCTATGATACACGGGCAAAAATTTCAAATCTTCCATTTCTCTATCGACCCATGAATAATCTTCCATAACTTGTAAAAATGATAATAAAACATCAGTAATTTTTCTAACTGTTAAAACTATTTTAGGAGATGGGTCAATATATGTTCTAATTAAATTGAAATTAGCGGGAGTTCCCCAACACTTTTCTCTATCAAAAATATACGGTTTATCGATGCTTTGATAATAATTACCTATTACACCCCGTAAAACATTATCTACTTTGTTAGTATTTTTGTGTGTTATGACTGGTTCATCAAACTTTAATCGTTCAATGTTCCACATCATGTTACATACTGGACTTAATGGGCCAATATACATTTTAGGGTTTTGATTTAATACTGCCGACAATACGGTATTTCCACTACGAGGCAAACCGCCTAAAAAAAAATAATTCTTATTTTGGTTATTCCGCAGTATATTCAACCCATTGGAGGCTATCTTCATGCCATGAGTATTGCTTATCATCTTGGGGCGCGTCAAATGGTGGTTTCCAGTCAAAGTTTGTGTCTAATACAAAGGACGGAAGCGGTTGCGGTTTTATGAAAACATCGTTCTCAACATCATATAAATATCCTTCGGAGGCAAATCTTTTTCTGAAATTATTATTGTAGGAAGTTTGAACCCAAGTTGTATTCTCGCCATAAAGAGATTTACAAAAAGCAATACCCAATGATTCCTTTTCTTGAGCGTTCTCGTCTTTTAATTCTTCATTAGAAACAACAATAACTTGAAGAACGATACTATTTTCATCAATTTGTGCGAAATGTGCCATTAGAAAGTTATACTCCCGCTTGCGTTAAATGTATAGATTTTGTACCCACCCTGTGTTGTCTTTGTGGGTGAGCCAGTAGTGGAAACCGCGTCGTCAAATGTATCCAAATATCTAAGAATTACCACACCTGAACCTCCTGAACCGCTGGCTGAATTAGTAGCACTCGCGGTACCTCCAGGGCCACCGCCACCACCACCGCCTGTATTGGCGGTTCCATTTGA